GTGTTCAACGCGGACACCTATCCCGCCAGCAACAAGGTGGCCCTCGTCACCGAGACCAAGTGGACCGCGGACGGCGTGAACCCGATCCCGTCCCTGCTCGAGTACGTCGACACCCCGATCATGCGGCCCAATACGCTGGTGCTCGGCGTCGAAGCCTGGCGCGCCCTGCGGGTAAACCCGTTCGTGGTCAAGGCCGCGCACGGCAACTCCGGCGATGCCGGGGCCGCCACCCGCGCCGCCGTGGCCGATCTGCTCGAGGTGGAGAACCTCATCGTCGGGCAGGCGTGGCTGAACTCGGCGAAGCAGGGTGCCACCCCGACCATCGACCGTCTCTGGGGCAACCATGCGGCCCTGCTCTACATCAACCCGCTCGCGAACAACCGGGGTGGCGTCACCTTCGGGTATACGGCGCAGTGGGGCAGCCGCGTGTCCGGTCAGATCGAAGAGCCGAAGGTCGGCCTGCGCGGTGCGATCCGGGTGCGTACCGGCGAGTCCGTGGCCGAGATGGTCGCCGCTTCGGACTGCGGGTTCTTCATCCAGAACGTGACGTGATGCGAGTCCGGGTAACGACCCCCCTCCAGAGAAAGGAGGGGGCGATCCCGGCAGGAACGGAACTCGACCTGCCTGACGGCGAAGCGGAAGCACTCCTGAAGGAGACACTGCCGCCAGTCGTGCAGGTCGAGTCCCCTACTCCTGAACCACCCAAGCCCACGCGCAAGCGTAGGCCCGCAAAGAAGGCAGCACCTGAATGATCGATCGCGCATATCTGGAGAACCTTTTCGGCGCCCATGAAATCGAGCAGCTTGCCGATGGAGTGGATGCCGCCAGCGATGCGCGTGTGCAGGAAGCGATTTCCCGTGCCACGGAAGAGGCAGAGTCCCGCCTCGCGCCCCGTTACGAGGTCCCGGTCCTAACCCCCACCGAGGAACTCAAGGAGCGCGTGGCGGACCTTACGCGAGCCCGGTTGTACACGACCGCCCGCCCGGAGTACGTCGACCAGCGGACAGAGCTGGCGCGGCAGTACCTCGATCAGGCCGCCCAAGGACGCCGCGAGATTCAGGGCTTGACCCTGAAGCACCTCAACGCAACCGGCATGGCGACCCGCTCGATGGCGGACCGCGTGTTCACCCGAGACACCATGAAAGGCTACTGACCCGTGCTGAACGCCAGCGTCAAGATCGAGGACATCAACGTAGCGAAGGCACTGGAGGCTTTCGCCGAGGCGACCTCGAACCGCCAGCAGATGCTTCAGGGCGTCGGCCGCCGGTTGCTGACCCGCATCCGCGAAGGCTTCCGCAGCAGCAGCGACCCCTGGGGCAAGGCCTGGGCCCCTCCGCGCCTGCGCCGGGGCCAGCCCCTGCGCGACACCGGGCGACTGGCGAACTCCTTCGTCACCGACTCGACCAACGACGAGGTGCAGGTCGGAACGAACGTCTGCTATGCCGTGGTGCATCAGTTCGGCGCCACCATCACCGCCGGCCAGCCCACCGGGAACAACGTCTGCGGCTACACCCCCAAGGGCGCGCCGTTCCTTGTGTTCCGCACCCCCTCCGGGTTCGTCCGGAAGAAGCAAGTCACCATCCCGCGCCGGGCCATGCTCCCGATCCGCGAGAACGGGCAGGCCGAACTTCCCGAGGCATGGGCCGCCGATGTCGTGACCGAGATCCAGACCCATCTAGAGGCGGTGCTCCGTGGATAACTTCCTGAGCGCCGAGGCCCTGCTGGTCGCGCACATTCAGGCCAGCCTCGGGGAGATGGTCCGCTTCGTCGGCACGATGGCCGATATGCAGACCCTCGAAGAACAAAGCCAGCGGACCCCAGCCGTCTACGTGGTTTTCGACGGCTACACCCCGGGGCAGGTGACCCCCGAGAACCGTGCGGTCCAACTCAAGCAGCGGTGGCTGGTCATCGTCACCGTGCGCAACGTCTCAGGCGCACACACGGGCGCTGCAGCCCGCGAAGATGCCGGGGAGGTCTTGATGCACCTGTTCCCCGCTTTGCAGGCTTACAAGCCCTCTCCGCAGCACTCGCGGTTCGAACTCGTCGCACCCCCTCCCGCCGTTTACCGCGAGGGGTTCGCGTACATCCCGACCGCTTGGGAAACCTCCATCGTCAGCCATCACAACCGGAGTAACACGATATGAGCATCATCACCGAGGACTTCAGCCATCTGGGCACCGGGGAGCTGTGGATGCGCCGCCGGGGGCAGGCCGTCCCCATGCGCCCCATCGGCAACGCCAACGAACTCAGCTTTGCCGTCGAACAGACCACCATCAGCCAGCAGGAATTCCGCTCGCCGGGCGGCGGTGCGCGCAACGAGATCAACCGGATCACCTCCGTCGCCGCGACCCTCAACGTGTTCGACCTGTCCCCCGAGAACATCGCGATGGTGCTCTACGGCGACACCAGCAACGTGGCCGCCGGCACCGGCAAGACCGAAACCGTGGTGGCCTATCAGGGTGGCCTGATCCCGCTCGACTACATGGACCCGTCGAACGTGGTCGTCACCATCGACCCCGCCGGCACCCCGGTCGTCGCCACCGAGACCACTGACTACGAAGTGCGCGTCGGCGGCATCTTCATCGTCGAGGGCGGCGGCATCACGGACGGCGATACCATCGAGATCGCGTATGACCACGCCGCGCAGTACGTGGTCGAGGCGATGGTCAATTCCGGCTACGAGTTCGAAGCCTCGTTCCGCGGCTACAACGAAGCGCGCAGCAAGCACTTCAGCATCGACATGTGGCGCCTGCGTTTCCCGCCCACCGAATCGCTCGGTTGGGTCGGTGACGAGTTCGCCCAGCTGTCGACCAGTCCGAAGTTGCTGTCCGATAGCTCCCGGCCCGCCGGGAAGTCGCAGTTCTTCCGCGTCGCAATCGAGGCGTAATAGGGTAGTGCCGCTCGCGGGGGAGGATACCGCCACACCCCCGGGCGGCCCTCTCTCGCGAGCACTATGAAAGATCTAGCCGCCCGTATTGTCCTGACCGTCCGCGACGGGGCCACCGCTCCGCTGCGCGGCATCAAGCGCCAATTCTCCGGCCTGCGTGGGCTGGTCGTTTCACTGGGCGCAGCTTTCACCACCTATTTCTCAGACCGTGCCGTTGTCGGGTTCTTCAAGGGCATCGTCGGCGCTGCGTCCGAACTCGAGACCGGCCTCAGCCGCGTGGCCGCCGTCACCCGGGCCACCCCTCCCGAGATGGAACGGCTCAAGGCCGCCGCTCAGGAGATGGGCGCCTCGACCGCCTACACGGCAGGCGAAGCGGCAGGCGCGATGGAGTCGCTGGGTCGTGCCGGCCTGAACACCACCGAGACCATCGCCGCCCTGCCCGCCGTGCTGTCCCTGGCGCAGGGAAGCGGACTGGCCCTGGCGGATGCCGCGACCATCCTGACCCGCGCAGCCTCCGGAATGGGGCTGGAGTTCGAGGAAGCAGGACGCGTCGCGGACGTGTTCAGCCTTGCCGCGGCCTCCGCGAATACCAACGTCGAAGGACTGGCGCAGGCGTTCTCCTACGCCGCACCCAGCGCTCGGGCGCTCGGCCTCGACATGGAGACCCTTGCCGCGATGGTCGGCCAGCTGGCGAACGCCGGCATCGACGCCAGCCGCGCAGGCACGGCGCTCAACTCGATCCTTTCCCAGTTCCAGAACCCCGCTTCCAAGTTCAAGAAGGAACTCGCCGCCATCGGGATCACCACCGAGGACTTCGCGGATGCGATGCGGCAACTGGAAGCCGCCGGGAAAGCAGGGTCTGCCGCCATCATCGCAGTTGGACAGGAGGCCGGCCCTGCCCTGCGGTCCCTCCTGATGCGCGGCATGGGAGCCGTGGATGAACTGACCGAGGCCCTCTATGGCTCGGAAGGCGCCGCCAAGCAGGCCGCCGAGACCATGAACGACAACCTGCGCGGGGCCATGATCGGCCTGAGCTCCGCGTGGAGTGCCGTGCAGCAGTACCTTGGCGAGCCCCTGCTCGGGAAGATCGCCGAGGAAGCCCGGGCACTGGCCCAGCGCCTGCGCGAAGCCGCCACCGACGGCAGCCTGGAGCGCCTGCGCGACAGCATCGTCAAGGCATTCAATGCCGGGATCGAGGCCGTCAAGGGGTTCGTGACCTCGTTCGGGTCTGCGGAAGAGGTCATCGACAAGCTGACGACCGGGTTCTCGACCACCATGGAGTGGCTGGGCAAGATCGGCACCGCCGGGAAGATGGCCGGGAACCTTGTCGTGGCCGCCTTCAAGGGGGTCGATGCCGCCGTCAGCGCAGTCGCAGCCATCATCACAAAGTCGCTCTACTGGATCGTCACCGGCATGGCTCGGGTCACCCGTGGGCTCTACCACATGGGGATGGCAAGCCTAGAGTCCACCCTGAAGATGGACGCGCTCGCCGAGACCCTCGGGGAGGCCGCGGACGAGCTCGGGATCAGGATGGTCGAAAGCGCCATCGAGGCCGGGAGGGCAGTCGGGGCCGCCGCCGACAACATGGGCGAGCTCACCGCCAAGTCGGAAACCGCAGGCGAAGCCGCCAAGACTCTCGCCACCGAAACCGACAACCTCGCCCGCTCCGAGCAGGATGTCGCGGATGGAATCTTCCGCAACGTCGAGGCGTTCGAGGCGTGGGCCGCCGAGGCCGACAAGACCGCCGAGGCCCAGCGCGATGTGGTCGCCGCCAACGAGGAAACCGGCACCAGCCTCGCGGACATGCGGGAACGCGTCAGGGAGGCGCAGGAGCAGCTTTCGGACCTGATCCGCACCGGCGCAGGGGTCAAGGAGATCGAGGCCGCCAGTCGCGCTCTGGAGGTCGCTCAGCGCGATCTACGCGATGCCCTGACCGGCACCAGCACCGCCGCCGAGGAAACCGCCGACGACCTCGATGCGCTGGAGTACGAAACCGAGGACGCCAGCACCGCCACCGAGAAGCTGATCGAGTCGGTGCGCGATACCGGGAAGGAACTCGGGGAACTGGGCAAGAAAACGCCCGAGATCAACAAGGTCACGACGGCCCTGCAGCGGATGGCCGAGGTGGATCGCCTCACCCGGATGCGCGCCGAACTCGGCAAGCTGCACAAGGAAGGGAAGATCACCAGCGAGGAACACGCCAAAGCCGTCGCCGAGATCTCCAAGGAGATGCGCGGACTGCTGGAGGAAACCCGGAACCTCAAGACCGAGAACGAAGAGCTTGCCGACTCCTACAACAAGGTGACCAAGGCCGCCAGCGGCGGCGGCGACAAGCCCGACCCCGAACCGGCGAAGGCCCGAGGCGCCCGCGGCCTCGACTACAGCAGCATCACCAGCCTGAGCGCACTCGAGCGACTGCTGGACGAGCGGAACCAGACCCCGCCCCCGCGCATGGACCCGAAATACGGGAACTACTTCCGCTCGATTTGGGAGGAAGAGGTCGGGCAGATCGAGGCCCAGATCGCCGCACTGAAGGCGCAACGGGCGGCCGCCGAGGAATCCACACGGGCCACCCAGGCGGAAACCGCCGCACGCGTCGCGAACACCCAGCAGCAGGCCCCCGTGCGCACCGTGCGGATCGAACTCGGCGGGGCCTACGCTGACGTCCCCGAAGCGCAGGCGGATGCCTTCATCCGACAACTACAGCAACTCGGCAGCCGGAGCATAGGCCGATGATCCTCGACGGCATTGAAATCGACAACGACCTCGCTTGGATCGACGAGTTCGAATGGTCCCCGCGAGACGAGGGCGCGAACTACTCGATCACCGGGGCACTGATCGTGGAGCCGAGCGCCGTGAAGCAGGCCGGCAGGCCGATCACGCTGCAAGGGGACGAGGACCGCGCATGGATCACCCGCGCCACACTGGAGGCCCTGCAGGCGACTCTCGACGGCGTTGAACCCATGACCCTGACCCTGTGGGACGCCCGGACCTTTTCGGTCGGCTGGCGCTACGGGGAAACCCCCATCGAGGCCCGCGAGCTTTGGCCCGGGGCCGGCTTTTTTGTCGTCACCTTGCGACTGAGGGAACTCTGATATGCCGATCCAAGAACAGAACATCGTATTCGTCGAATCGCAAATCCTCGACGACGTACCCGAGGGGGGCGGCGCGGCTACCGGGAAGGAGGTGGTCGATGGCCAGATGAACAACGTGTTCGAGGACATCAGCGACCTCGACCGGGCGATGGGCCGGTTCAACTTGCGGAAGCTGTTCCTCGCCGTGCGTGCACTCAATACCGACCTCTATGGCGGGAGCAAGCTGGTCGTCACCGAACTCCCGACCGACGACGCGCTCGGCTACACCGTTTTCACCACGAAGGATGCTTTCGACACCCGAGCGGATGCGGTCAACCGCGTCGAGGCATACCTCTACAAAGGCCCGATGTGGCCGGGCGCACTACAGGCGAACCACATCGCAGGCATGCAGGCGATAAACGTGATCCAGCGGGTCGGGACGGCGATCCCGCCCATCGGGAAAACGCTGTGCCTCGTGCAGGACGAGGGACTCGGGGGCGAGAAAGAGCAATACGTCCGGGTCACCGACGTCACCGTGACCGAAACCGCCTTCGAGGACACGTCGGGGACGTTCAACCGCTGGATCGTTCGCATGGACCTGAGCGACCCCTTGCTGTTCGATTTCGACGGGCACGTCGCGAACCGTTTCGACTCCTACAACTACACCGGCAAGGCCCGCCTGCGCGATACCACCGTGGCCGATGCCCAGCGGTATTTCGGCGCACAGACCCTCGCAGAACCGGCGGCAATCGGCGACACCACCGTGCGCGCCCAAAGCCAGTTCGCCCAGCTTGTCCCCAGCGCCCGAACCGAGACGGCACTCGTTGCCCAGCCGATGAACCCCGAGGCGATCCAGACCGTCAGCGGGGGCGCCCGGACGGTAGACGTCCCGCAGCAGGCGCACACCCTGAGCCGGGCCGTGACCCCCGAGAACCGGCGCCTGAACTGGATCGAGACGGTGCGCCCGAAGCCGTCCCCCGGAACGCTGGCAGTCAGCTACATGGCACAAGGCGCGTGGTACACGATCACCGACGACGGCGCAGGCGTGATCTCCGGCACCGACCCGACATTCGGCTCGGGGACCGTGGACTACGTGACCGGGAACATCAACGTGACGCTCGGCGCGCTACCCGACGCCGGGACACAGGTGATGTGGGTATGGGCCTCGCCGGTCCACTACACCGTGCGCACCGGCACCGTGACCGGGACCATCACCGTCCAGCTACCCCACGAAGCCATCGTCCGAAACTCGGTGTCCCTCGACTACTACGCCGGGGGCGTGCTCAAGACCGCGACCGACGACGGCGCCGGGGTCATCAACGAAAGCGCGACCCCCATCGGGACGGTCTCCTACACCACCGGCTTGATCGAACTCACCGTGCCGGTAGACGCGAGCACCACCGTCGAGGTGACGTATTCCGTGGGCGATCCGCTTTCGCAGACCTTCACAGACCCCCCGAGGAACCCCGGCGACGGCACCGTGACGCTCGGCCTGACCACCCTCCCCATCGCGGAGCGGAGCGTCCGGCTGGTATGGAATACCGACGTCGAGGTGTACGACCCCGACACCCGGGCGGTCCCCGCGCACATCGACCCGATCATGATCGCCACCGACGACGGGGCCGGCGTGCTGAAATTCTCCAACGGCGTCGAGGTCGGGACCATCGACTACGCGACCGGCGTGGTCACGTTCCAGCCGGACGCGACCGTGACGATCCCCGTGCTGAACTACGATTGGGTGAACATCGGAGGCGGCCTGGAGCAGCGCCAGTTCACCGGGTTCACGTACGTGCCCGCCGGCGCCGTGGCCCCGGGGGGCTTCGCCGCGACCGTGACCTATCGCTCCACCGACGACCCGCAGGCGCAGACCTACAGCGCGACCCCAAACATCAAGGTGCCCCTGACCCCCGGCTACCTCGACGCCGTGATCCCCGGAAGCGTCCGCTTCACCGTGGCCGGAAAGACCTATGAGGACCGGGACGGCGACCTCCACGCGGATATCGTGGACGGCGTGGGGATCGTGTCAGGCTCTATCGACTACGCAAACGCGACCGCCACCCTGACCAACTGGGGGAGCGCCGCGAACCTGTCCTGCTCGGTGACCTCCTGCCTGACGATCTACGGGCAGTGGACCAGCAACTACGCATCGTTCCGCACCGCAAGCGCCCCCATCGCACCCGAGGGCCTGAGCATCGTCGCCACCTCGCTCGACGGGGTGCAAATAACCGGAAGCGCGGATCAGGACGGCAACGTGCAGGGCGACTTCATCCGCGGGACGGTCAACTACAATTTCGGGATCGGCGAGATCGAGTTCGG